ATAATTCTATCAGTCTTCTATTGAATCTAATAGGGCTTCTTCCTTCCTTATAATTCTTATTCAACGCTTTCTTACGCTGAGATCCTTCATGACCGTCCCAAACAACAACAACCTCATTAGGCTGGAACTTTTTACAAACTTTCTGAAGGGATTTTAGGAAGCCAATACAGCCTCCGATTGGATTACCATCTCTGTCTAGAGTTGGGTTGACGATGTAACTACGAATAAACATATTCAAACCATCAATAAATAAAACTTTTTTCATTTGACCTCCAGTGCTTTATAAGTATAAAGTGCTTTAGGGAAATGAAGTTCTATATTATATTCCCCTGATAATACAATAAATTTTGTTCCCACGTCTTCTTTTAAAAGCCCAATAAATGTTTTAGCATTCGGGATATCCCGTTGCCAGTATTCTATCTTTTTCATCTTGTCCTCCGTATTATGTTTATAATATAACTCGTATATTATATCTTGTCAAGTTTTTTTGAATAAAAAAACCCTCCCTTGCGATAAACAGGGGAGGGTCAAAGGAGAATGTTACAAGAAAGACAACTATTTGTCGTCTTCATCTTCAATGGCGAAGTTCTTTCCTTCAGTATCAAACTTCTTGATGATCTCTTCGTCCATAATCTCAAACACTAACGTGCGGAATTTTTTATCAGCGAGTTTTTCAATCCACTGAGAGGATCGGAACTTATGCTCCTTACCCTTGGAGTCGGTAAGGTAATACCAACCACCACCTACCCGAAATCTATTGCTTCCAGACAGTCTTAATGCTTCAAGCCACGATTCTTCATCTTGAATCCCTACTTTGTTACCCCAAAGAATCTTGAAGCCACAGGTTCGACCTTCGGTTCCAAATCTAGATTTCTCAATCTTGACCTTTACCTCCGATCCAACTCTCAATCCCGTATCATCAGTCACGTATGCTGCTTTGGCCTTGCGTTTTGTTAGCCAAACTCGCATAGAACAAAAGTACCCAATGGCTTTACCGCCGGGAGCAATGAACGGTGTGGTCATCGCTTCAGCAACATTCATAGTGATGTTGGTTTTCAACTGGTTGATCAAAATGAGGGTACATTGTTGATTAGCCAGAGGTATTGTGAGTTTTGGAAAAGCCTTTGCAAAAATGCGCGGCTTCACAGCCATTGTCGATTGAGGGTTGAAGTCCGATTCTAATTCTTTCTCAGATGTTGTAGCAGCGATGCTATCCCAAATGAATAGAAATTGAGTCTCTGGATATTCTCCCATAAGATCTTCAATGGTTTCCAGTGTTTTTTCAACTGATACTGCTTGAACGTATAAAAAACTATCGCTCATATCAACACCAGCGTTTGAAAGAAACAATGGATCAATAGCACTTTCAGCATCGAAGTAGACCACAGTATGGCCCATCTTCTGTGCATTGGCGGCTATTTGAACTGCCATAAAAGATTTACCGGCTGATGAAAGTCCGGCAATCTCTGTAATCTTTCCGACAGGAATACCACCATACTTCCCTCTAACTGTAATAGAGTCAAGCCAGCGTGAGCCTGTTGGAATCCAATCTTTTACTTCGGTTGGATTATCTTTCCGAAGGTCATGAGCAACATCAAGTCCGACTTTTTTGTTGACGAACTTTTTCATTGCAGATATATCAATTTTTCCCGGTTTTGTAGCCATCTTTATTACCTTACCCAAGTTGGTCTCCTTCATCTTCTTCATCCTCAATAGCCAACAGTTCTATTTTGAAATTCAAATTTCGGCCTGCTAGTGGATGATTGAAATTGAGGATAACACCATCTTCTGTGATATCATGAACCACAGCACTAAATGTTTTTTCTCCAATGGCGATATTTATTGGTTGCCCGATGGTCGGATCAGTCTCTGCTTTCAAGTTTTCTGGTTGTATGATTCTGAATAATTCTTCTTTTATGTCTCCATAAGCATTCTCTGGTGTTATTGATATTTCTTTTTCTTCTCCAACTTGCATACCAATAATTGCTTCATTGAATTCAGAAATTGTTGCTGTTTGTCCAATAGTAAGTTCTATGGGCTCTCCTCTATCATAAGAACTATCAAAAACTTGACCACTATCAAATGATCCTAGGTAATGAACTACTACAAAATCTCCGGCTTTTGCTTTTATGTTTTCCATCTTTATATCCTTCTATATTTATTGAATGAAAATATGCCGTCCTTTTTTTCGAGGGTGGACGGCAGACCCTTCAACACAGGAGGACTACGATTTATTCATCGTTCATGAATTTTTGAAATTCCTCGTCAACGTTAGTGTTCTTTTTCGTGTATTTAGATGTCTCAGATGATCTACCTTCGGAGGACTTGTCGGTAGATAAGAAATCATCTAGTATTGATTGGATGTCGTCTGTTGTTTTTCTTTCGAAAAGTGATCCAATCTCAGGGACTGATTCAAGAAGAGCATCACAGTCTGCGACTGCTTCGTCACAAAGAACACTTGGTCGTCGACGAGGTTTTAGGGTGGTCTTAGGGAAAGATCCGGGTGTTCCGGGAACATCATAATTCAAAACAATATCTGTTCCAGTTTCGGAATCTGTAATATCACCATAATCAGGGTCGAGGACATAACCCAGTAAGGTTTCATACGCGGTCTTTCCATAAGACCAAACTTTTACTCCCTCAGATTCTTTTCCTCTAACGATGATGGGTGAATAATAACGCTTACGAACAAACAATTTCTTTGCTTCGTTCTTTAGTGTGTTATCATCAGACTCAACGCCTTCACGCCACAATTTGGACGCAAACTCACAGATCGGACAATCTTCACCGTGGTTTTTCTTTGGACATAGAATTCCGGGATTTTTGCCTACATTATAATGGAAGTGAAACTCCTTGAACGGGTCTCCATCAGTTGTAGGAAGAATACGAATGGTCTGATCTCCTTGAGAGGGTCTCCATTTCGTACTGTTATTTTGTTGTTTATTACCAGTTTTAGATGCATTAAGTTTGGCTCGCATCGCTTCAATATTTATAGCCATAGTAGTATCTCCTGTTGTTACTATTTTTAAGGTGAGCAGGGTTTCAACCATACCCCCAGTGTATTCAAGTTATGAAAATAACTCATATACTTATTATAACACGTCCTGTTGTTTGTGTCAAGAAAAAAAAGGACATTTTTTCGAGGAAAAATGAACAAAACCTTATAGGACTAAACTGAAATAGTTACACTTCGGCTAGTGGAGGACAAAGTACCAACCTGAGTGTTGTAATTGAAAGTCCGATATTTTCCGAGATCTATATCAAAAACGGTTTCGTATCCTTGCTGCAGATTACGAGCGCTCTTGAAGCGACTTGTTACTGATGAAGGGAAATCCGATACTTTGATGAATCTCATTTGTCGTTGAAAACCAGTTTGGTTTACGAATGTTCCGGTATATACCGTAAATTGTTGTGTGATGCTCATAATAACTCCTTTGTGTTGAACATATAATAATATAACCCGTTGAGGTTATCTTGTCAAATAATTTTTATTAGTTTTTTCTAATTTTCTTCAGAAGCCTCAACAGCAGTTGCTGTGTCTTTTGATTCTTCTTCTTTTTCGCCACACCCAATAAGTGTGAATAATAATAAACTAAGCATTCCATCTCCTTGCTTTTCTATTGTTTATATAATATAACCTGTTGAGGTTATCTTGTCAAGTTTTTTCTTGAACAAAATGTGTGTAATGTCTCGCATAATAATAATTTGTATCCTCAGTTGTGGACCAAATTGAAAAAGAGGTGTCTCTATCTAATTTCTTATTGTCTCGTACCATACCTTTTACATTAGGCATGATTGAAACATCATTAGCAAGTTCTTCCTCATTTATGTTTATAATATAACACGTCTCAGTTATGTTGTCAAGTGGAAAGTACAACTTTTCTTCATCTTCTTCAAATTTAGCATAGCCGATTGTGGATATACGGCTAATGTCCTTTGGGGTATGTGTTGATGTGAACTCTGGCTTCACGTTTGCACAATAATTCAAAGTATGTATTGTTGAGTATATAAGATAATTTATATTTTTGTAAAAGTCATATATTGTCCCGGCAGGAGTCATATCTGAAAGGGTTTTATTATCTAATAATATCATCTCTTTTATCAACCCAGACCTTGTGAATTCCTGTACCACATTGAAATGAACTTTGTTTCTTCTCCGTTCAATGTCGGATGCAAATTCAAGATCAGGATAGATATATACGACAGTCATTTTAGCGTGCTTGAGAGCCTCTAAAACGCGTAGAGTGGCTCCGGCTATCTTACCACTACCACAAACAAATAAAAGGCCTTCAGTAGCCGATTTGATAGCCTTACGTCGAGGCTTATAATCTATGGAATCATAATCTTCCACTGTGTTTTGTTTCTTGATACCTTTTCCTTCATCAAGAAGAACCACCTCGTATTGTTTATGTTGTTTGAACAAGGTCGCTACATTGCAACCTGCTTCTCCAAGTCCTATAATTAACATTATTCCTCCAATTTTTTTATTTCATCTTCAAACAGCCAATATATGTCTCCGTCTATTGAAACACCGTAAACAGCAACTTCATTGAAGCGAGCGGTGTGGTCTACAATAACCCCAATCATGCCTCTAGTTAGACTACGAGAAATCGCTGTTATCGTCTCTACTTTAGGTAGAGTAACCACAAGATCGCCGATGTTCAGTTCTTCCACTCGAAGTTCCTCATTTGTCCAAAGTTTTTTCCGATATGACACGATGATAGGAATTGTCCAAGTTTGGTATCTTCGAAAATTTGTTTGATATGTGGAATGAGATCCTTATCGTCCCGATGAAGGTCGATAATAACACAATCGTGTATAGTAAAGGCGACATAACTTTTTTTACCCCTCAAGAATCTTTCGATTTTATTGACTCGGTCGAGACAGTTGTCTGAGGAAGTCGATTGTAATAAATAGTTGAGTGCGTGAAATCTATCGCAAGTTGTCCTGCGACCGAAGGGACTGTATACTTCTTGTTTTTGTTCGCAATAGAACTTTTCGACGAGAGCGTCTTTGCTATAGAATTCAGAATCGATAGTTTTGTTTTCCGAGTTATAGAGCCAAGCGAAAAACTTTTGTTTTGCTTTGTCTCTAGTGATTTCTTCTTTGAAAATGTTTTTGATGTTCCACTCATGAATATCCTCCTGTGGTTGTTCTTGACCCATTAGTGAGATCATGGTTCTGATCTCTGCAGCGTTGAAGTCGAGTTCCAAAAAACAGTCCCACTTGGGCTCGAGGATGTCCTTTATTTCCTTCTTCAGATTCATTATGGGGAATGATCCCTCCAAGGTTGTTAGACGCCCTGTGACGCTACCGAAGAGGTTGTATTTCACATATACTTCATCACGCTCTTTTATCCAGTTCCATAAATATCTTGCTTTCGCATCATTCTGAGCATGTCGAAATAATTTATGTTTGTTGATGTGTAGGGCATGTTTTTGAAGATTTTGTATGGTTATATAACTATCATGCAATAGCCCGTAATGTGTTGGCTTGTCAACGTTAGCAAAAACCCAGTCACAGATTTCGTTCTTAGTCTGGAAATAATGCTCTAATTGCTTGTCTGGGATTAGATCGAAAAAGCAAACATCACTCATGTTTATTTTGGCTGTTTGAATTGACTTGAAGTGAGATCTTATTTTTTTCTCTCTTGATTCCCATCGTGTTTTGAGATGCTCTGGGCACATATCTGAGATCTTAGATCCCAATGTCCATAAGTAAGCATATTGAATGTACCGGTCTCGAAGGTGATCAGAATAACCCCAAGTACCATCAATGTTGTCGGGTATTCTATCATAAATAAATTTTCCATCAACGTAAACTCCCGCACATTCTTTTTTATCATCCATTATCTGGAATGTCATATGTCCTCCTAGTATGAACCTCCCCCCGTTGGCTGTGTCGGAGTTCGGCTAATCATTTGAGTTTCGATCTCTACTTCT